CGACCCGATGGTGTATCAGTTGCAAAACGAACTGAACACCGTCCGTGGCGAGGTCATGGGGTGGAAGCAACAGCAGGAGATGGCTGAAAACCAGACCCTGCTAAACGAAATCAACAGTTTCTCGATGACGGCTGAACACTTTGAGGAAGCGCGTCCGACGATGATTCAGTTGCTCCAATCTGGGGTGGCTGAAACGCTGGACGATGCTTACGAAAAGGCAATTAGGCTTGATTCGGATTTGTTTGACAAAGTGCAATCGGCCCGACAGGCAGAGGTTTCACAGCGTCAGGCAACAGAGAAGAACCGTGCGGTGAAAATTGCACGGGCTGCTGCGGTCAGCGTCAGAGGTTCCACACCCGGAACTAACACGGCTCCCAAGGCGCATAGTCGCCGCGCAATGTTGGAGGAAGCGTTTGAAGAATCCAACTCGCGGTTGTAACCAACTGATATAGGAGCATTGAAATGGCTTACGCCAATTCCAGTATCAGCGATATCATCGCCACAAATATCCAATCCCGTAGCGGTGAACTCGCGGACAATGTCACGAACAACAATGCGTTGCTTCGTCGTTTGAAAGAGCGTGGGAATGTGAAAACATTCTCGGGTGGTAATGTGATTTTGCAAGAAATCATGTACAACGATGCGACCACGAACAACACCAATTCGTACTCCGGGTACGAGGTGTTGAATGTCGGTCAAAACTCGCCCATCTCGGCGGCGCAGTTCAGCATCACGCAGTATGCGTCTGCTGTGTCCATCTCGGGTCTGGAGATGATTCAGAACTCGGGTAAGGAAGCCATCATCGACCTGCTTGACGGTCGTATGGAGGTTGCCGAGGCGCAACTGGCGAACCGCATCAGCGGTGACCTGTACGGTGACGGAACCGGCAACGCGGGTAAGAACCTCACGGGTCTTGCTGCTGCTGTGCCGGATAGCCCGTCCACCGGCACTTATGGCGGCATCAACCGTCAGGTGTGGTCGTTCTGGCGTTCGGTGGCCTTCTCGGCTACGGGCGACGGCACGGGCGCTGTCACCAGCAGCAACATCCAAGGCTACATGGATTCGGTTGCGGTGCAGTTGATTCGTGGTACGGACAAGCCCGACCTCATCGTTGCGGACTCCAACTACTACAAGTTCTACCTCCAGAGCCTGCAAGCCATCCAGCGTATTACCGACAGCGGTAGTGGCACGGCTGGCGCTGGCTTCGCCTCGCTGAAGTATTTCGGCGCTGGCATGGCCTCGGATGTGGTGCTTGATGGTGGTATTGGTTCGTCGTCGTATAACGGCGGCGTGGGCAATGCCAACCACATGTGGTTCCTCAACACCAAGTACCTGATGTTCCGCCCCCACAAGGACAGAAACTTTGTCCCGATTGGCGGCGACCGTCAGGCTGTCAACCAAGACGCTAAACCTACGATTCACTAATGGCGTCTATAAACCCTCTCTGATTGACTTGGAAACCCGGAAGCGGGCAACAGGGGCCAAGCGAAAGCAGGCTGAACGACTAAGTGAGAGGGGGCGAACGAAAAAGGTTCGCCATGCGATAGTCTGAACTGCGGTATAACCAAAGAAGCCGCAGAGGGTGACCCGAAGAGGTTGCCCCGCCATCCGAAAGGGTGGTCAGTAGCCGAAAGGCGAAGTAACAGAATGATTGTGAAACTGATTGGCTGGGCGGGTAACCTTACCTCGTCCGGTCCGCAGTTCTGCGGCGTGTTGATTAACTGATAGGGGATACGAAAATGACTGTTATTGTTAACGGGTTTGCGTACCCTGCTCTCGGTAATACCGACTCGACCCCTGCCATTAATCCCGGCACGGTCGTGACGCTCGATGATGGTGGTTTGGCGGTGTATGTGCAGGCGGCTTCGGCTATCTCGCAGTACAACGCTGTTTGCATCCCTGCGACCAATGTCGTAACCAACGCGACGACGGCGCGTGTTGCTGATACCAAGCGTATCGGCTTCGCGCAGGTGTCGATTGCGTCCGGCTACTACGGCTGGGTGCAGTTGGGCGGCAAGGTGCGGGTGAATGTGTCGGCTTCCTGCCTCCCGGCGGTTGCCCTCTACACCACCAGCACCGAAGGCCGGTTGGATGATGCCACCGTGTCGGGCGCTCTGGTCGCTGGCGTGGTCACGGAAGTGACCGCCTCGGCTACTTCGGCTATGACTGCGGTTGCAGCGTTCACCATGGTTATCCCGGTTCCGTCTAACGCGACCCCGTAACCATGCAAAAACTGGAACTCACGGTGCAGGCGGCTGGCAAACCGGAGGAACTTTGTTCCAACATTCGCTCGTCGCTTGCCCGTGGGTTGCCAGAGTTGGCCCCTGCTCTCTGCACCCACGATGGAACATTCGTGTGTGTAGCGAGTGGGTGGTCAATGCCTAGTTTCGTAGAGGACATCCGGGCGCATCAGAAGGCTGGTCGTCCCATCGTCGCTGTAAAGGCCGCACACGACTTCCTGTGCGAGAACGGCATTGAGCCTGACCTGTGGGTCAACCTTGACCCCCGTGACCGCACAAGCGGTATTCAGCGCCATAACGCGCACACCACCTACCTCGTTGCCTCTCGCTGCCCCCCGGTCACCTTCGACACGCTGAAAGAGCGCAAGGTCGTCCTGTGGCACTCATGGGCTGAAGGGCCGGAGATGAAGGCGCTGGGCGCTGGCAAGTTAGCGGTCGGCGGCGGCACCACCTCGGGGATGCGTGCCATCAACATCGGGTATCTGCTTGGCTTTCGCAACTTTGTGTTGTACGGGTACGACAGTTGCAATCGGGCTGACGGCATCAAGCGGTTTACCGGCGAGATGACCGGCCCGACGATGGATGTGTATGTGGGCGCAGAAAAGCGCAAGTTCACCTGCAATGCTGCGATGGCGCAGCAGGCAAACGAGTTCCAGATGATTTACTCCGTGATGCCAGAAATCACGGTTGAGGCCAAGGGGCCGGGGTTGATTGCCGCCATCATCGAAGAGCGCCGCAAGATGGCGTTGGCTGCTTGAGATGGCGATACCCTCACGGGTGCTGGGCGCAGGCGTAGACAGTCTCAAGACCGTCTCCATCTGCGGCGACGGCATCAACACAGCGACCGCTGCCGGAACCTCGGCAGGCAACGCGCTGCAATTGACTTATGTTTACACCAATGTAGACAGCGCGGCGGTTGGCACGGGCGTAAGACTTCCACCGACGGAGATGGGCGAAACCGTCATCGTTAAGAACAGCACCGCCAACCCAATCACGGTGTACCCGTATGACTCGAACAGCACTATAAACAACGCTGGCTTTGGCACGATTAACCCCGACTGTTCGGGGATGTTCTTTGCCGTAAGTAACTCGCTGTGGGAAGAACTGCAAGGTTTTGGTCGCGCTGTCCCCCTTCTGCATTACGGGGCGTTTTCCGACACCACCACGCAGGTTGCTGCGTCGATTGATGTTGCCTACGGCATGGTGTTTAACACCACCGACAGCAGCAACGGGGTGTCTGTCGGGTCGCCTACCTCGCGGCTCGTTGCAGACTTCCAAGGTGTCTACAATGTGCAATTCTCGGCGCAATTGGATAAAACCTCTGGCAGCGCGGCAAACATCTACATTTGGCTTCGTAAGAACGGAACCAATGTGCCAAACACGACTACGGTTGTAACCTTGCAGGGCAGTTCTGCCAAAGCGGTTGCAGCGTGGAACTACATCGTTCAACTTGACGCTGCCCAGTATGTAGAATTGATGTGGGCAACAGACGATACGGATGTTAAAATTCTTGCGGCTACCGCCACAAGCGTTTGGCCTGCGACTCCATCAGTCATTGCAACTGTCACACAGGTCAACAACCTGTGATTTCTTCCCTCACCTCCCCACAGGAGTAAACGACGATGCCTCTAGATAGCGACATTTTCAACGCGGACGAGCAACTCCAAGTCGAGTTCTACATCGCAAAGGATGTAGACCCGAAGTGGGATGGCAAGCCGTTTGTGCGTATCAACATTCCCGGCGATAAGACGACCATCATCGAGCAGCCGATGAATGAAGACCACAAGAAGCGGTTTCCGCGTCAGTATCTCTATTTCCAGATGAAGCAAAACGAGCAGGATGCCCCCGCAATCGGCACCTCGCTTGATGTCTGGTTTACCGATGGCAACGGCGACATTACCCGTGGACACATTGAGGAACTTCGTATCTTGAAGTTCCAGACCGTAGAGCAAATTGCTAACGCATCCGATTCGCAGTTGCAGCGCATTGGCATGGGTGGCCCCGGTTTGCGTGAGAAGGCAAAGGCGTTTCTTGCAAAGCGGAATCGCTCGGAAACCGAAAACCAATTGGACGACACCAAAAAACAACTGGCAGAACTTCAGGCGCAGATGGCAGCGTTGATGACGCGCAAGGCTGGTCGCCCGAAGAAGGAAGCCGTTGCGGAGAGTTAACGAATGAGCACCACAACCATGTTGGCGTTGGTTCAGCAGGTCACCGCTGAACTAGGTTTACCGATACCGTCTACGGTGGCGGGTAACCCCAATCAGGATGTGGTGCAGATTCTTGCCCTGATGAACGCCTCGGGGTACGAGTTGATGCGGCGTGCTGACTGGCGCGAACTGACCAAGCAGTACACCTTCTACACCGAGGCCATCAGCACCACGGGTACATGGACGACCTCGGCATATACCATTACCGGCATCCCCGATACCTCGCTTATCGACTCGACCTATCAGGTGCAGGGCGTTGGCATCCCCAATGCCACCTATGTAACGGGCGTGTTGTCTCCCTCGGCTGTCTCTATCAACTACGAGCCGACAGAGGCGCAGGTCGGTGGCGGTCTGGTGTTCCAAAAGGTCAAGTACGGCCTGCCCTCGGATTACTACAGCAGCGTCAACCGCACGCATTGGGACAAGAGCAAGCGTTGGGAGATGCTCGGCCCAGAGTCGCCGCAACAATGGGAATGGCTGCTCTCGGGCTACATCTCGACCGGCCCCCGCATCCGTTACCGCCTGCTCGGCAAATACTTCCAGATTTGGCCCGGAATGAACGCTGGCGAGTTGCTTGGCTTTGAGTACCGCAGCAACGCATGGGCAGAAAGCGTTGCGGGTGCCGCCAAGACTTCGATGACGGCAGACAACGACACCTGCATCTATCCCGACCGTGTAATGGTGCTGTCTACCAAACTCAAGTATTTTGAGGCAAAGGGCTTTGATACGACCGCCATCTTCCGCGACTACCTCGCTGAACTTGAGACGGCTGTCGCACAGGATACGGGCGCTGCCAACCTCTCGTTTGCCCCGCGTCCCGGTACGGTGCTTATCGGCTACGACAACATCCCTGACAGCGGCTACGGGTACGAGAACTAATGGCTGTTTCTCGTCGCCTCGTCCAACGCTCTGCGGCAAATGTTGCAAGCCTGCCGTCGCCCGTGGGCGGTTGGAACGCTCGGGATTCTCTCGCCAACATGGCACCCACGGATGCCGTGCAGTTGGACAACTACTTCCCCGGCGTATCCAATGTTGTCCTGCGCGGCGGCTATGTGAAGCACGCCACGGGGTTTCCCGACGATGTAGAAACCCTGATGACCTACAGCGGCGGCACCTCTGACCAGTTGTGGGCGGTGTCAGATGGCAAGTTCTACAACGCTACATCTGCGGGTGCTATTGGCGCGGCGGCGGTCAGCGGACTGACCAACTCCAAGTGGGAATACACCAATGTCACGACCGCAGGTGGCAACTACCTGTATGCCGCTAACGGTGTCAACACGCCGTATCTTTACAACGGCTCGACTTGGACAAGCATCACGGGTTCATCCTCGCCTGCCATTACGGGCGTTACGACCACTACGCTTAACTCTCCGACGCTCTTTAAGAATCGCGTATGGTTTATCGAGAAAAACACGCTGAAGGCATGGTACCTGCCGACCTCTAGCGTTGGCGGCGCGGCACAGGTTCTCGACCTGTCATCCATTGCGCGTCTGGGCGGCGTGTTGGTGTCGATGGCCTCGTGGACAATTGACGCTGGTTACGGCGTGGATGACAACCTTGTATTTGTCACCGACAAGGGCGAGGTAATCGTCTACCGTGGCACCGACCCCTCATCTGCGTCCACATGGGCGCTGATTGGCGTGTGGATTGTGGGTGCGCCTATCGGCACCCGCTCCCTGATGAAGTACGGCGGCGACCTCTTGGTGCTGACGCTTGACGGGCTGATTCCGATGGCCTCGGCGCTTCAGTCCTCGCGGCTCGACCCCAACATCGCGCTATCGGACAAGATACAGGGTGCGTTTGCGGCGGCTGCTGCGGCGTATAGAGACAATTTCGGGTGGTGCATGTTGTACAACCCGAAGAACAACGCCCTAATCGTCAATGTCCCGGTGCGTGAAGGCGCACAAGAACAGTTTGTGATGAACAACATCACGAAGGCGTGGTGCAGGTTTACAAACTGGAATGCTTTTCACTTTGGGCTTCTTGACGACACTCCGTACTTTGGCGCTGCAACTTTCGTGGCAAAGGCTTGGACAACGGGTAGCACCGGCTACATTGATGACACAAGCAACATCAACGGCAAGATTCTTCAAGCCTTTAACTACTTTGAGACTCGTGGCGTACAGAAGATTTTCACACGCGCACGGCCTAGCATTTTCAGCAACGGCACCCCGTCTGTGCGGGTCGGCATCAATGTTGATTTCAACATTTCAGACAATGTTGCCCCGATATCGTTTTCTACTCCGCTGACTGCCCTGTGGGACAGCGCGTTGTGGGATACGGCTGTGTGGGGTTCTGACCTTGAGATTCAGAATAATTGGCAGGGCGTTACCGGCGTTGGCTACTGCGGGTCAGTACAGTTTCAGAGCAGCAGCAACAAGTTAGCGATTCAATGGGCCTCAACTGATGTGGTGTATCAACTCGGATGGGCTGGCATATAACAAGCGGCCCCGAGGTGGGCGAATGGGTCTGTGGGCATACGGGCGGCGGGTATCACGCTGAACGCTCTAACGCCATCGGATTGCGTAAGGGAGAGAACATTGTCGGCGGCGTGGTTTACGAGAACTGGAACGGGCGCAGCGTGGTTTGCCACATAGCGTTGGAACACTTAACCCCGGCTTACCTTGCCGCCATGTTTGACTATCCTTTCAATGTTTGCGGGGTTGACAAAATCATCGCCCCCGTGGGCAGTAAAAACGCGAAAGCCATCAGGCTTGTGCGTAAAATGGGTTTCACCGAGGAAGCGCGTCTAAAGGATGCCGACACCGACGGTGATATTGTTTTCCTGACCATGACACGCGAGGCGTGTCGTTATTTAGGACACCGTTATGGGAAAAAAATCACCGGCACCGCCGCCAGCGCCTGATTACGCAGGTGCAGCGCAACAACAGGGCATTGCCAACCTAGAGGCGGCACGCCTTACTGCGCGGCTTTCTAACCCCAATATCATTACCCCCCTCGGTGGTCAGCGTGTGACCTACGGGCGACCGCAATTCAACCGCGCTGCGTATGACGCGGCGATGGCTAACTATCGTGCGCGTAACCCGCAGGCACCGGCTACCGGCGCACCGCAGAGCGCACCCTCAACTGTTGGCGTTGGTGGCGGCGCTGCCATGCCCACCACGGGCGGCGGTGGCGTGCAGATGGGCGGTGGCGGTATGTATGGCGGCGGCGTTGACCTCGGCGTTACGCCCGAACCTACGGCATCAAAGGCCGACGGTATGCCTGCTGCGCGGCGCGAGGCTCTGGGAATGGGCGATGACCGCGCATACACGCAGGGCGGTCGAGCCGACTTCACCACGCTCCCTACCGGAGCGCAGGTTCCTACTGCCATGCTTATCGGCGGCGGTCGCTTTGATGCGTCCGGCATGGGGCCGGGACAGACGCAACGGTTTAATCAAGGCTACGGCGGCGGGGAGTACATGGGCGATGTGATGCCCACCCGCGAGATGTTCACCGAGATGGTGGACTTGGACACCCCGACGATTGAGCAGTACTTGACCCCCGAGGCACAGGCGACCCTAGAGGCGCAGCAGCGGGTGGAGCGTGCGTTGTCCGGCCTTGGCGAACAGGCCATCGGGCGCGTGCAAAATGTCTACGGCACGGATTTCACCCCGCAGGGGCTTCCGGCGCAACAATTCAACTTTGGCGGTTATGGCAACCTGCCGACCGTTCCCGAGTTGCAGGGTCGCGCACGCTCTGATGTGTCGGCGCTGCCGGTTAACTTCGGCCCCACGGCAGGTCAGTACGGAATGGCTGCGGGTGGGCCACAAGGGTTAAACCTCGAAGGGTTCGACGCTTCTGGGTTGGGCATGGCAGCAGGTGGGCCAAGCGGAGGCGCGTTTGGTGCGGCGCAGGGCGGCGTGGGCGCTCCGTCGCTTCGAGGCCAATATGACCTGACAGGCGTGGGCGATGTTGCCAGAGCGCCGGGGGCTGCTGCGATGGCGCAGGGCGGGCCTATGGCTCCGGGGCTGCAAGGGCAGTTAGATACCTCGCAACTTGCCGCAATGCCGGTAAACGCTGGCATGACGGCGCAACAGGCCATCATGTCGCGCCTCGACCCGCAATTGCAGCGCCAACGGGCGCAACTTGAGACACAGTTGGCGAATCAGGGCTTGGTGCGTGGCGGCGAGGCGTATGGCGCTGCCATCACCGAGCAGCAACAACAGGAAAACGACCTGCGAACACAGGCCGCGCTACAGGGCATTAGCCTTGATATGGCGGCACGCCAGCAGGGGTTAGGTGAGGCACAGACCCTTGGCGGCTTTGCCAACCAAGCGGCTCTGGCGGGGTTTGGCGCGGGTCAACAGGCTACCGCAGCGCAAAACGCAGCAGCGCAACAAAATTTCCAGAACGAATTGGCTAGGCAGGCTGCTGCAAACCAAGCGCAACAGCAAGCGTTTGGGCAACGGGCGCAGGCCGGTCAGTTTGGCAACGAGGCGCAATTGGCGGCGTTCCAAGCGGCGATGCAGAATCAGGCTGCGGGTAATCAGGCCATCGGGCAGAACTTCGGTCAGGCGCAAGCCGCGCAGGCAATGGCAAATCAAGCGCAGGCACAGAACTTCCAGCAGCGTATGGCGGCGGGTGAGTTTGGGCGGCAGGGTCAGTTGTCGTCGTTCCAGACGCAGCAGGCGGCGCAGGACGCGGCTAACCGTGCCATCGCGCAGAACTTCCAACAGGGCTTGGGCGCGGCGGGTGCGTACAACGCTGCTGCCGGTCAGCAGTTTGGGCAGGAAATGGACATTGCTGGGCTGTATAACGCCTCGCTTGCCCAGAACCAACAGGCGGCATTGCAGCAGGCGCAGGCTCAAGCGGCGCTCCAAGCACAGGGCTTCAACCAAGCGCAGGCGGCGGCATCGTTCCAGAACGCCCAGCGTCAGGCGGCGTTGCAAGAGCAGTTGGCGCTTCGGGCGCTCCCGCTTAACGAGGTCGCAGCCATCATGGGCGGCGCACAGGTACAGATGCCGCAGTTCCAAGCCTATCAGGGCGCAGAGGTGGGAGCGGCTCCCATTTTCGGCGCTACGCAGGCGGCGGGTAACTTCGCGCAACAAAACTACCAGAATCAGATTGCACGCCAGAACGCGCAGATGGGGCTGTACGGTAGCGTGCTTGGCGGTCTAGGTGGCGGCATAGGTCAAGCGGGTAGTGTTTCCAAATTCTTCGGGTAAAAATATGAGAACCCCTTACCAAACCTTTAACGCTCCCCCTATGATGAACGGCGGTCGCGGTCAGCGCATGGCGCGTATGCTCCAGATGCAGGGCCAGAGCCAGCAGGTGAGCAACAACGCAGGGGCGCAGAGTGATATGCAGTATTCGCCCCCGCAAAACGCTGCCGACATCAACCGTGCGCCGCGTCAGTTCCTGCGGCAGTACCCGAAAATGCCAAAGTCGCCGGGGATGACCAACCCGCAGGGTGGCCCTGACCGGGGAGGGTTTGAAAATGGCTGACGAACGCTACAAAACAGTCTCGATGTTTGCGCTTCCAGACGAATACCAGCGGCAAGCCTCCGAGGCACGCCGTCGTCGCCGTATGGCAGAGATGTTGGCGCAGCAGGCGTACCAGCCGGGGGACATCCAGAACGCCCCTATTCCTCGCGGAGCGCCCTTGGTGCAGGGTCTGCAAGCGTTCCTTGCCGCCCGTGGCGAACGCAAGGCAGAGGAAGCCGAAGAAAGCGCAATGAAGGCGCAAACCCGTGAGGCACGGGATTTCCTTCGTGCGTTAACCGAACCTGCCAAAACGATGACGATTGGCGAAGCCGCAATGCAAGACATTGCACAAGCGGGAACGCCGGAACTGGTAGACGGTCGGTTGGAATACCGCAAGACCGCTATGCCTGCCCCGACTCCAGAAATGGTTCCGCAAGCAGGCCCACAAGTGCGCTTGGGGCGCAGACCGGAAGATGACCAAGTGTATATGCCAACCGCAACGGGTCGAGAAACTGACCCGCAACGCATGGCTGCAATGCTTGCCAATCCTCAATACAAGGCTGAATTTACGCCCGAACAAAAGCGTGCGCTTGCCCTTGAGGGCGTGTTGACCAGTCAGAACCCGCTTGTGCAGAAAATTGGGCAGATGCAATACGGGGCAATGCAGCCTTCGCAGATAGATGTTGGCGCGGTAAATCTTTCTGACCTTACGCCGGACAGCGCACGAAAGTTTGCGCGTAGCCGCAACCCGAATGACATTGAATATCGTGCGTCGGAGGTAAAGCCTGAAGCCGTGTCAAGCCTTGGTCGAATGATTGCCGAACGAAAAGCAATTTTTGATAAAGACCCGACCGACCCAAGGATTGCTGATTACGATAGAGCAATTAAGAAAGAAACCAACATACCGGGGCCATCCGTTGTTACTTACGGTACGCCAATGCCTGCCGTAGACGCGCAAGGCAACCCTGTATTTATTCAACCGTCGCGGTCTGGCGGTGCTCCGTCTGTTTTGCCGGGATATACGCCTCCTTCTGGTAAAGAAACTCCGCCCACAGTTTCTGAGGCAACCTCTGGGTGGAATGTTGGTCGCATTGTAAATGCAGCAAACGCTATTCAACGCGCTATTGAAAAAGACCCTTCTGCAATAAAACCAAGCGTGCAAGAATTTGCGGCTGGAATGGTAAGCGACGAGGCTGCAAACGCTGCAAGAAGTCCGCAGCGTCAAATTGTTGTTGGCGAACAATCAGACTTGCTTGATGCGTATCTTACTCTTGCAACCGGCGCTGCTTATACCGACCCACAATTTATTAATGCAAAACGCGGATTAACTCCGACGCTTACTGACGATGCCGCCGCAATTGAAAGAAAAAGTAAAAAATTGCTTGAACTTATCCCACAAGCAAAAGAAAGAACTGGCGCTGCATGGACTCCAGAACTCGAAAAAGCCGTAAGAGACCTTGCTGCTTCTTTTAACAAATCTGCGCCACCTAGCACGGTTAATCCCGCTAAAGGTTGGGGCAAGGCGCAGCAGGTGCGATAATGCCAACTTACAAAATTGCCGCGCCAGACGGCAAATTTTACGAAATTGACGGCCCTTCGGGAGCAACGGACGAGCAGGTTCGTGCCGAGGTAATTCGACAAAATCCGCACCTTGCCGAGCAGCCTGCAAAGCGTGAGCGCACTTGGATGGAAACGGGTTGGGAAGCCTTTACTAACATCCCTAGCAGCGCAACAAACATGGCGATGGGGTTTGTAGATGTTCTTCGCAATCCCGGTACAACTTTGCGTGCTGTTGGCTCGTTGGCTGCAACGGGAAGCCCACAGCAACGACAAGCGTTTACTGCATTAGGCAAATATGCTCTTAACAGGTATGGCAGCGAAGATGCTTTGAAAGAAAGCATTGCAACTGACCCTGTTGGCGTTGTAGCAGACTTGTCTGGAGTTTTAACTGGTACTGGCAGCGCGGCTGCAAAACTTCCTCAAGTTGCTGGAAGAACTGCCGGAGCGGTCAGCAGAACCGGAGAGCGTGTCGCGCAAGTTGGGCGTGCTATTGACCCCATTCGCCCAATCGTAGCCGCCGCCAAAGCGGTTCCTGCCCTTCCCGGTAAGGCTTTGGCAAATGCTCTTGGTTTTACAACTGGAACGGGTGGCGCTGCGGTTGGAGAAGCAGCGCGTGCAGGCATGGTTGGAGGGCAACGCGCAGAAGCGTTTACTGGACAGATGCGGAACAAAGTTCCAGAAAATGCTGTTGTTGATGAAGCGCGTAAAGGTTTAGATGCGCTGCGGCAACAAAGAGCCGCTGATTATCGCGCAAATATGTCTGGGGTTACCGCTGACAAAACAGTTCTAAATTTTGCGGACATCGACAAAGCGGTAAACGCTGTCAAGAATAGAGGTTCATTCAAGGGCGTAAATTTTCGACCCGAAGCAGCAAAGGCTTGGGGAAAAATTGACGAACTTATTTCTACTTGGAAATTGCAAAACCCTGCCGATTTTCACACGCCGGAAGGCATGGACAAACTGAAGCAAGGCATTGGCGAAATCCGCGACTCTTTGGAATACGGTTCGCCTGCCCGTAACGCTGCGGATGAGATTTACGGAGCGGTGCGTGGCGAAGTTGCTCGGCAAGCACCTGATTACGCCAAGGCAATGGCTGAATATGAAGATGCCAGCAAACTTATTGGAGAACTACAGTATTCTCTGTCTCTGAAAAATACTGCTCAAGCAGATACCACACTTCGCAAATTGCAGTCCATTTTCCGCAACAACGCCAATACCAACTATGGGCAGCGGGTTGAACTTGGGCGACAATTGGAGTCAGCGGGGGCAACTGATTTGTTCCCGATGCTTGCAGGTCAAGCCATGTCGTCTGCGCTTCCCCGTGCATTGTCTGGTACGGGGTCTGGCGTTGCAGCACTTGGCGCGGGCTTTTTAACCCCCAAAGCCTTGCTTGCCGCCCCCTTAACCATGCCTCGCGTTGTTGGCGAAGCGGCATACGCTGCTGGTGCAGCAATCCGTCCCGGTTACAAATTGGCACAAGCATTGGATAGGTACGGTACGGAACTTGTGCGCCGCAATCCCAACCTTGGTTTTGCCGTGGATAGGGCAAAACGCGCAGCCGGTAAGGTTGACCCATACACCGCTAGAATGTTGGCAGCGCAGTTGTCGCAAATCCAACGCGAACAGGAACAGGAGTAATTAACATGGCTTTCAATGGTTCCGGGACGTTCTTGATTAACACGGCAGGTCAGCCTGTCGTCTCTGGCACCGTCATCTCGTCCACGGCGTTTAACGCCCTGACGGCTGACCTTGCCACCGGCCTCTCGACCGTCATCACGAAGGACGGTCAGACGACGGTTACGGCTAACATCCCGATGTCCACCTACAAGTTCACGGGGCTTGGGGTTGGCTCTGCCGCCACGGACTCTGCGAACTTGTCGCAGGTACAGTCTACGGTCACCAAACTGCTTACGAGCGTCTCTGGGACGGACACCATCACGGCTGTGGGTGCGCCTGTGGTTGCCGCCTACGCTGCCGGACAGATGTTCTACTTTGTTGCCACGGGCGATAACACGGGCGCGGTGACGCTCAACATTGATTCGCTTGGCGCAAAGGCTGTGACCCGTGACGGGTCTGTGGCGCTTGCTGCGGGTGACATCAAGAGCGGCGAGGTAGTGGTAGTCGTCTATGACGGCACGCGCTTCCAAGTCGTCTCGCAGTTGAACAGCGCCGGTAACGCGACCTTTGCCAATGTGTCCATCACTTCGGCGCTCAATGTCGGCGGCGTGGCTACCTTTACGGCAAACCCTGTTCTCTCCGGCGGCACCGCCAACGGCGTGTTGTACTTGAACGGCAGCAAGGTGGCGACGAGTGGGACGGCGCTGACGTTTGATGGGACGAAGTTGGTGGCGTCTGGCGGAAACGAAGCCATCCGAATTGCGAGTGGTGCGCCGTATTACAGTTTTTACAACGCAGCCCAGTCAACGCAACTTGGTTACATTCAGCACACAGGAACAGACCTTGCCTTGGTCAATGTTCAAAACGGAACAATGCCGTTTTATGTGAATAACGCCGAAGGCATGCGCCTCACCTCGACGGGCCTCGGCATCGGGACGAGTTCGCCTACAGAAAAACTCCATGTTGCAGGCGCATTGCGTGTTACAGGCGCACAGACAACAGCAGGAACTGGTGTTTACCTTGACCAAACTTCTGGTACGGGCGGCGTATCTGTCTACGGCCCTGATAACTCAACGCAAGGCACATTTCGTATCTATACGGCTACAGCCAACGGGGGTACTGGTAGCACAAAACTAACCCTCGACTCCTCCGGCAACCTCGGTCTGGGCGTAACGCCGAGTGCGTGGTTTAGTTCGTTCAAGGCGTACCAAGTCGGTAATCAGTCACTCTGGTCTGCGGCGGGTGGCAATGGGTATTTGAGCAACAACGCATTCTTTAACACTTCGAGCCAGTACACCTACCGTGTTGATGGGTACGCGACTGAATACATTCAATCTGTTGTAAACGGCTCTCACTCTTGGTTCACCGCCCCCTCCGGCACCGCAGGCAACACCATCTCGTTCACACAGGTGATGACGCTAGATGCGAGTGGGAATTTGGGGGTGGGGACGACTTCTCCGACCGGACGTTTCTCTTGCGCTGTCGCAGCAAGCGGTTCTTTTCAAAATGTTTTTACTGGCACAAATGCGACTGACAGCGACTTTCTTTTAAGGATTAAAACTGGCGTCACCGATTTACAAAATTCTGCCGGTGTATTGTCGTTTACAACCGGCTCCACCGAACGCGCCCGCATCACGAGCGAAGGGTATTTCAAGGCGAGTAATGATGGGGCGTATATTGGAAGCACAGGTGCGTACCACGAATTAAGGTCAACCGCTGCATCAACAGAGACTTTAATTGTTACTTCAAATAACGCAAGTTTTACTTCTATCGTTGGGTTTTTTCGCGCAAACAGAAATACTACAAACGGAACTTTTAGCGCCTTGGCGTATTACAACGACGCAGCCGGTGCATATAGGTTTTTTGTTTCAGATTCTGGCAATGTCACCAACACCAACGGTTCATACGGCACAATCTCTGATGCCAAAATGAAAACCGACATTGTGGACGCGGGTTCACAATGGGCAGACATAAAGGCTGTGCGGTTCCGCAAGTTCAAGATGAAGGATGACCCGCAGCAAATCACGCAGTTGGGTGTTGTGGCGCAGGAACTGGAGCAGACTTCTCCGGGACTTGTTAATGAATTTCGTGACCGTGACGCAGAGGGCAACGACCTTGGCACCACTACCAAGTCGGTTAAATCGTCCATCTTGCTAATGAAAGCCGCCGTCGCCCTGCAAGAAGCAATGACCCGTATCGAACAACTTGAGGCGAAAGTCGCCGCATTGGAGAGCAAATAAATGACCACTATCACTTGGAACATCTCGCAACTGGACTGCCTCCCGCAGTCTGCTGAAGGCGCTGACTATGTAGTCACGGCTCATTGGCAATGCACGGGCGTGGATGGCGCTTACACGGGTCAGGTCTACTCGACCACCTCGTTTGCCGTCGTCGATGGTGCGTTTACCCCCTACGCTGATTTGACGCTCGACCAAGTGCTTGGCTGGGTCTGGGCCAACGGCGTGGACAAGGACGCTACAGAGGCTGCGGTGGAGGGCCAGATTGAGGCCCAGAAGAACCCGCCCGTCGTCTCGCCGCCGCTGCCGTGGAGCGTCTAATGGAAACCAAACTTGAAGTGACTTTGGAAGAAGCCGTCGCCATCGTGAACCTGCTGGGTTCGCTCCCGACGAGTCAAGGCGGGTATCCGCTCTGGCAGAAACTGAAGGCGCAGGTGGAGGCGCAGGTGCCGAAGGACGGGGAGCCGTGACCACGGTACAAGACCTTGAGGTCACCGTGACCTCTCACATTGATGTCTGCGCGGTGCGCTACGAAGCCATCCATGCGCGGCTGAAGCGTCTGGAGAACCTTCTGATGCGGGTTGGCGGGACAATCATCCTTATCCTGCTGACTGCGTTTGGCACGGTGACGATGATGTTTCTGGAGTCCATCAAATGAGTGAAGATATTGACTTGCTGAAGGTTCAAATCGAAGCCGAGATGAGACGGCTGGAGGCTAACAGCACCGCAAAGGATGTGGCAGGCAAGGCCATCGGCAAGGATGGCCTCAAGTACATCACGGTCATTGTCATCATCGGCGTACTGTCCAGCCTTGCGCTGGAGGCCGACAAGATTGCTGCGGTGATGGGCCTGTTGGGTGCCTCGCTGACCGCGCTCATCTCCATGCTCAACGGCATCGCCGGTGCTACGGTGAAGGAAGAGAAGCCGGAGTTTGCGGTCATCAAGGAACTCATCGGCAAGTTGGACAAACTCGACCGTAAGGAACAGCCCATGCGGGTTGATGTCGAGGGCGACCATGTGACCGTGACCAAGGGTGAAGATGTTGTGAGGGCTTCCAAATGATACCTGCCGCGCTACAAGCCATTATTACGCCGTTGCTTGGCAACGGGCTTAACCTCGTTGCTAACGCTGTGCTAGCAAAGGGCAAGAAAGTCGTCGAGGAAAAGTTGGGCGTGGAACTTAAGCCCGATATGTCGCCGGAGGACTTGGCGAAGATTCAGATTGCCCAGATGGAGCATGAGGAAGAACTGCTCAAGTTGCGTCTGGAAGAAGACAAACTTGACCTTGCTGAACTTGAGATGCGCCTGAAGGACACCAACGATGCGCGGGTGCGCGAGACGCAGATTGTCACCTCCGACAAGGCACCGCTGCTAAACAAACTCATCACGCCGATTCTGGCGCTTGGTTTGCTTGGCATCACCTTCACGCTCTTTGGCATCGTGCTGTTCCAAGCAAGTCCGATTGACCCTAGCCGCAAGGACATCCTCATCTACATCTTGGGCGTGCTGTCTGCGGTCGCTACGCAGGTTGTCTCGTACTACTTTGGTTCCAGCCAGTCGAGCAAGGACAAGACCGACGCACTTAAGGAGGCCATCAAGTGAGTCTCGTAGCAGAACAGGCGGCGTTCCTGCTGGATGTCGCCAAACTCGTTAACAAAGCGACTGAACTGGGCTTTGTCGTCACGGGTGGTGAACTTGCCCGTACCCCGGAACAGCAGGCCATCTATGTAAAGACTGGTCGCTCCAAGACGATGAACAGCATCCACCTCAAGCGGTGCGCCATTGACTTGAATTTCTTCCGCGATGGCAAGTTGACCTACGACATCCCGGCTCTTACGCCGGTTGGCGAATACTGGCAGAGCCTTAACCCCAAGAACCAATGGGGCGGGTTCTGGAAGTCATTTAAGGATGTGCCGCACTTCGAGCGCAGGGTGTGATGGCGAGGAAGGAATCGAACCTTCATTCACGGAGTCAAAGTCCGTTGTCCGACCGTTAGACGACTCGCCAGCCGTTTACCAAGTGTCTCGCCAGCCTCGGCTGCACGCCCAATTAGGCTTTGGCACGCGGCTCCATTCGTGGTGTCTGCGTGCCTTTAGGTTGCGGAACCAGTTGACGAACCATCTGACCATAGTGCCTCCACGCTGTAGGACTGTGACGGTGATTTCCAATCTCGCGGCGGGTCGCCCGACAGGTGGCTCGGGTCAACCCAATGCAGTTTGTTATTTGGGTAAGCGATAAACGGCCCTGACTCCAATTTGATGATGTGATGGTCTTTGGATTGGTCGCTGACCTCCGACCATCCCCCGTTGTGCCAGAAGATGCTGAACAGGTAGACCCCCGGCCTCCACACTCCGTCCCTGCCACGGGCGCGGACACGGTGACCCCGCAGAAACTCCATTTCACGCACCTCGGCATGGCGGCTAAACGAGTCCCACCAGCAGGCGAGTTCTAAAGCCATTGGAGGGCATGGCTTCGACACAAGGGCATGGATAGGCACCCTCGCCCATTGCGCCCCGCAGGCTGCCATAACGCTAAACATGGGTACCCGCGCAGGTTCAGCCCGGAACCCGAAGATGGTGCAGGGGGTAAACTCCCCGCTGCCCGTCTGGTGGTCATATAGGAATTCGTTGCGGATGTAAGCCGGGGTGTACGGCGTGTCTACCATAAAGGTCACAGTAGTCCCTCTCGGTTGAGTTGTGCGAGGGTTCGCGCCATGCCTTCGAGGTGCAACAGGCGCACATAGTCGCGGTCAAGGTCGGTATGCGCTCGACGGTCGATAGCATCGTGGCACGCGCTACAGGCCCATGCTCCAAGGATGTCGGGCGACTTCATGCCTATGCCAGATACCCCGGCAAGCCTGTAGTGCGCCAGCACGGTTGTCTCGCTGTTGTGGTTGCACACCTCGGGGATACGCACCATGCAGCCGCGTCCTCGGGCTTCTTTACGCAGGTTCATGCGTAGTGGCTCGGGGTCAATTCAGGTTTGTAGGTCGGCATCTCTTGTTCAGATGTTTGTTGCCGTGTACGGAAAAACCCGTCATGTTCGGGATAAGCCCGCATAAATCGACGCGAATAAAAAGCCCGATAGTTGTTGTTCAATTTAAACGAAGTAATGCCGTCGCCGCCAACGCTATCTTTTTCCCATCGGATGCGTTCAAAAATTGCGTTGACGGAATAATTTTTATATCCGCGCTTAATCATTTCAAATGTAAACTGGACAAACATATCCCACACCTCGGGGTGTTTCTTGTGGAACTCCGTCACCTGAAAGCGCATTTCGTCTGTCCTATTCATACGACGGCTCCGGTATCACGATGCCCATATCAAGGCACTTTGTTTCAAGAAACAGCAAGTAATCGCTGAATTCTTGTTTGTCGAGCGCAGAGGAACGCTTGAGCGGTCGCAGGCGCTTTCTGCCAAACCCCTCCAGCGTCTCCCACCCAAAACACTCACCTAGAAAGTAATCGTGCAGGTCATCGCGTGTCCATCCGCGCAACGCCTCGCCACCGCCCTCTAAAATGCAGGGATAACAAACACCCCACAGGAACTTGTTTTGTTGGTTGGTGCGCGGCTTCTTCCACTCCGTAACCTCAACCGCCCATGTCTTGAGCGGGTCAAGGTTGGACACCATACGCGCCACGACAGATGCCATAGCGTCCGGTCTAGTGCCTCGAGGGAAGATGCGTTTCATCGCTCGGATGCCCTCACCCGTCCAGCCCATTGCTTCCATTCGTAAGCGTATTCGACATTCTGGTACTCATCGAACCACGGGCCACCCTCGGTGAAATGCACGCAGGTCGGGTCAGGAACCTGCGCCCGTGTGTGCCAGCCCTCCAAGTAGTTGAAGGTCGGCGGCAACGCACCAATGTGCCGGTCGTTTACCCACATAAATCTGTGCAGATACATCCCGGTTTCGCTGTTCACGATTTCGGGTGTCAGCCCACCCATTGACGGATGGCTGCAATTGAACCACATAAACGACGACCAGTTTTTGCGCGGGTATTGGCGCTGTACCTGCCCGTCCATCTTTGTCAGGGATGTGGGCTTGTAGTCGTGTTGGACACACCACACGGCAACATCAGGATTGTTGAAGTCGAGCAACGGCTTCAGACTGTGCCGCACTAGAAAGTCACAGTCCATGAACAAAGCATTGCCTCTGAAGTTGCAGAGCGCAGGCACAAGGAACCGGCTAAAACTGAACTCCGTGGATGAGAACGGGTCTGGTTCGCGCCAGTACATCCCCATTTCCCGCAGGTCATCTAGTCGCAGCGCAACAACCTCTGCCTCCATGTGTTCCAGAATGGACGCACGGGCCACCTCGTAGGCGATGTCCTCGCGGCTATCGTATCCGATGAAGATTTTCAAAACGGCAAATCCTCATCGTCGGCAAACTTCTCGGGATTCTGCTCTGCCATTGTCTTAGGACGCGCAGCCTGCTTCGGCTCAAACTTGAGCGACATAAAAGCATCGCCGGTCTTGCTGCTGCGCTTAATCCACGCGCTGATGTTTAGGTCAATGTTGTCGATGACGGCAGAGCCACGGTAGTCGGGGGCTTTTTCGTTGCCGCGCTTATCGTTCTTAAACAAAACGCCACGGTTGTTGTTGTCATACTGCTTGTTCACAGGGTCACCTTTTCCAGTTTGTTGAGTTTGTCGTCCAACTCTTGCAGGAAAGTATTTACCTCCTGCTCAAGCATCTTGATGTAGTCGTCATCACGCAGAACGCGCACGACTAACAGTTGCAGCCGCTCGGGCAAACGCGGGTCGTAGGACACGAAATCGCACCACGGCTTACCGGCACACGCCATCTGCCACTGCATCTGCGTCACATACTTCTGCGGCGGCTTGCCGTCGAAGATGTATTCCAGATGGGTCGCGGTGTTCGGGCATTTGATTTCCACCAAACCCCCCTCGGCAAACCCGTCAGGGCTGGCACCAGACATTGCAACAGTCGGATGGTCTATAAAGCCGACATCCTCAACCAGTATCCCGGTCTTTGCGGCGTAGGCTGCTTTGGCGTTCGGCTCCTGCTCCGTCCCCCATTCCATCGCTGCATTGGTGAACGAAGATGCCTTCTGACCCGTCAGGCGCTCGACCACAAGGTCAGCCATATAGTTAGCGCGGCCTGCGCCATAGCCGGTCTTGGTCTTGGCGATAACATCAGCCACACGCGAGGCTGTGACCTTGCCAAGCCTTGCCGCAAACCAATCGTCAGTTCTCTGTTCCATTAGGCTAGTTCCTTCTTGCGTGCGCTGAACGCATCCATGTGCGCTGCGCGGATGGCGGGGTCAAGCGACTTGAAAAGGGCAACGAGCGCAGCCGCGTCAGTTACAGACGCAATCTGCGCCAACACCTCAGTGTTTGGCTCGGCTTTTTCGCCCTCGGGCAAATCTTCACCGGCAAAAATGTAGAGAGCCAAACCGTGCATCGCAATCGCTTTTGTAAGGCAACGCATGGTGGCGGTGTTCACGGCAAAGGCATCAGGGTCAACGATGGCGCGGTTCCTGTTATCCATGACAGGGAGGATGCAGGTTTTGTCGTTGCCCTTAATTTCAACGCTGACCTTAACCATCGCCGTGCCGTTCCGCAGGTACATGACGGGACTGTTATCCCACTCGTGCGCTGTCCATCGCGCAGATGGGTCAATCTTCAGCACTTCAGCCCATGCCCACGCCCAACTCAAATAGGTGAGGTTGCCTTTGCGTTCGGTGTGGTCGTTGACATTGATTTTTAAAAGGTCTGACATTTGCTTTCCTCAATCATTTGTTTAAGTTCGCGCCGCAGTTCGTTGTGGCGGTCAATATCGGCTTGCGTCCAAGTGAGGATGACCGGCTCGGTGTAGTACCGGCGTTCCTCGCACTCGCGTTGCTGTTGCCAGTCGTCCATCAGAAAGTCCTCACAGCAAGCCACGCGAGGGCGGCAAACATGGCAAACGAGAACAGGTACAGGCCAATGGTTTTCATATTGAATTCCTCGCCATGTGCAGGGCTTGGAACATCAGCCGTTGGTTGGTTCTAGCGCAGGTAACAAACGCTGCACGGATGTCTGCGTGCGTTCTGGCGTGCTTCATCGCAAGGTCGCGTGCTGCTCGAGATTCACCTGCTGCGATTGCCCAGCGGATTGCGGGGGGCAGGTGTTGGGGGATGGGTCGCATATCTGTTGCTCCGGTTGCCGGTCGTTTGTGACCTCGAGCCATAATGCGCTTGCTGTTAACCGATGTCAACAGCCTCTTGCATTTATTTTTACCATCGTTAACTTACCGCTTCATGGACATTCAAGCCGCCCTAGCCGTTGCCGGTAGCAAAGCCGCCCTTGCCCGTAAACTGGGAGTTAGCCGTCCGGCTGTCTCGAGGTGGGTCAAGGCAGGGAAACTGCCTGCTATGCGGGTATGGCAATGGAAGGCGCTAGAAGCCGTCACCCCGCCGATTACAGCCGATTCTACGCCTACCCCCGGCTGACCCCTATGGTCAGCCCAGAAGCCGCCAAAATTGCTTACGACAAGGCGTGGGCTGTATTCAAGGCATGGCCTGCGACTGACTGGAGCGAAGCCCGGATAAAGGCTTTCAAAGCGGCTACTGGCGCTTGGCGCGTTTACCTCAAAGCCGTTAACCGCATTAGACCCCAGAAACGACAAACCCCCTGAACGGGGGCTTGACGCGGGCGGGGGGATGCCCTTACGCTTGAGATGCTGTTCTCGCGTGATGGTTAATTTACATGGCTGTTCTAGTCGTGTCAAACACCCCACCACGCGACCCCTTGATACGGGCATCTGTCACCGGCGGGGTGGGTGCAATCCCCACATGATGTTCAATCATCGACCAGACACCGGAAACCACGGTCTGGCGGGTCTAACAACCGCGTCCATACGGGCATAGGTTGGACTCTCTTGGCTCCCAATGTTCTTGGGGGTTAGGGGGGTCCTTTCCCGGTCCTCCGAGCATGGTTCTTAAGAAACAATCCTACAGAGTTAAATCTTAAATCCTAGAAACCCTAACTAAAGTTGTTGCATTAACCTCCGTGAACAGTTACGCTTGTCCTGTCTAACCACAGAGAGGTTTTTATGCACGAACTAGACGAAGCGGCTTGGGAACAATGGGTGGCTTACCGCAAAGCCATTCGCAAAACCATCAAACCCGCATCCGAACACGCGATGAAACTCAAATTGTCGCGTTTCGGTGCTGACCAGCAGGCGGTCGTTGACCAGTCAATTGCAGGTCAGTATCAGGGTCTGTTTGAACTGCATAAAAAAGCCGCACCTCGACTTGGCGAGAAGGTCGAGAAAACCGACAAGCAACGCGCTGCAGATGTCGCCCGTCACGCTGAACAAGATGCGTGGAATGCAAGGGGTTGGGACAAGTTGGAGCCGACTCCGCTGAACCGTCTCAAACTCTGTGAGGCATATCTTGCTCGATTAACCATCAGCCCTGATGCGGATGCGTTGGAGCGTCTGCGGGACTCGACCGCCGCCGCGTTGCGGTCAGCCGATGCAGCCGAGGTGCTGGGTCACCCGCACCTGATGTCGATGGTTCGCCAACTCTTTGGTGAACGCGGTCTGAACAAACTCAAAAAGCGAGAGGTGCAATCGTGAAGTTAACAACGAACGATATGTGGGATGCGTTGAAGGCGTATCAGACGCAGGCAAACGCCGACGGTCACGGCAAATCGTGGCAAATAGCGTGCCAAACAAAAACCGTAGCCGACATGGACGCTGCAATCGAGGATTCGAGTGAACGGATGCAGGAAGCCGACCCCGATTACGAGTTGTTTGGTGGTCGCCCGAACGACGATTACGAGCGGATGTATACCGCAGGCGAGGCGATGATTAACGCGGTAGATGTGATGCAGTCGGATGTTTCGCAGCAGGAAAACATCACGATGGCGATTCGACTCATCGAAAAGGCGCAGGAAATAGGAACATGAGCATTAACGCCATGCTGTGGGCGCGGGAGGTGAAGCCGTGACCGACAACATCACCCTGCCCCGCGCTGTGGCTTTTGAGATGCTAGAGGCGTCGATTTGCGGCGAACACATCGGCAATTTCTACGCCGCCCTCTACGCCGCGCTCGCGGCTCCGGAGCCGGAGCCAACCGTCAAGGAATCCTTGACTGTTGACGCCAAGCGGGAGCCTGCGACGAGGGAGCAAATTGCGGAGGCGTACATAAAACCTGACATCGACGGACGATGGCGGGACTTTGAGTTAGGCTTCCGCGCCGCCGAGAAGTTCTACGGAATTACGAAGGAGGACACATGACACGCGAGGACATCATCCGCATGGCGCGGGAGGCGGGATTCCCTGACTACGCTATGGGGCTAGCAAGCGAAGACGCTTGGCAGAAAACTGAACTCTTCGCCGCCCTTGTCGCAGCAGCCGAGCGAGAGGCGTGTGCCGAGGTTTGTGAAAAACAAATGAAGTCATACATGAGCAAGCAATACACAGTTGACCCGTTAGGCGGGTTTAGAGAAAGGTTTGCTGCCGAACAATGCGCCGCCGCCATCCGTGCGAGGGGGAGCAAGTGACACGCACTTGTAAGCAATGCGGTCAGAAGTTCTTCGGCGCGTCGAGCATTCTCCAGCATCGCAGCGGTGCTTGCGGTGGCGAGGAATTACTGAAGTCTCGCGGCTGGGTTAAGACCAAGGCAGGATGGGTATCACCACAACGCGCAGCGCACGACAAACGCCGTGGAGTTTGAGCGGCTGATGAAAAACCGGGATGCGCCGCATATTGATTACGGCGCATTCCTCGGGTTGCTGCCGAACAACCCTAAAGCCTGCCCGTGCAATATCGACGGCATCATCGAGCGCAAGGGAAAGTTCCTCGTACTAGAATGGAAGCGCGAGGGTGAGGGGATGTCCGAAGGGCTGCGCCGCACCTTGCAGGCACTCGCTGCCACGCCAAACTTCCAAGTGTGGGTGGTGCGCGGGGATACGGACGAAGGGCTACGGATAGCGCGGTTTTTCTTCGTGCCGCCGCAGGGCAAAGCAATGCTGCTTGGGGAAGGCGTGGAGGAATTTGTACGCGCCTACAAACTCTGGTACGAATGGGCTGACGGGTCTTTCTGATGCGCTACGCCGCACGCCGAGATGCTAACGATGCCGCCATCACCGCAGCCGTAAGAGCGGCGGGGTTTACGGTGTACGATTTGGGGCAGGCAGGGCAGGGAGTCCCCGATAAACTGGTCACCGCCCCCGGTTTTGCTGCCTTCCTTGAAATCAAGACCCCGACGGGCAAACTGCGAAGGGGTCAGGAACGCTTCCAGATGGCGTTTGAGCCGCTTGGGATGTGGTACCTAGCCCGTGACCCTGCCGAGACTGTTGCGTGGCTTCAGGCGCGGCTGACGACGACCCAGAAGCCTTGACCCATGAGTTGATGGTGCTGGAGGTGGTGGATGTGGAACCGCTCACAGAGCCGGGGAAGCCACCAACGGGCAGGCTCTTGGATGAGGTGGGCGTTGCGCCCGTCCGATAACACCTTGACCGCCGCCCCCGTGTGGACGCTGAAGAAGCCCAGCCGGGGCATGATACGGGCAAGGTCATCCAACACCGCGTCGAGCCGGTCAGGTTCAATGTGTTCCAGCACATCAATGCAGCAGACCATATCAGCCTCTACGGGAGGCCCGTACTCTGGGAAGGCTGGGTCATAGGGGTGGTAATCAAACTCCAGCCCTGCGCCCTGTAGGGCGGTTTGGAGGTGCTTCTTCCCGGCCCCATAGTCGGAAATTGACCGGATAGAGTTATCCACAGCCAATTTAGCGACAAGGGGCGCGAAGGCTAGTGAGGCCACCCCGTAATTAGGATTTGTGTGCAGTTCGACCTGTTGGGCGCGGTAGGCTTCGGAGATGGTGTCCATACCCCAGTTTACCCCGGTAAAAAAAAGTTTGCTAAAGGTGTTGACAGGTAGGGCGGTATGCCCTAATCTACTCCCATACCAGCACGGTGCTGGCTTACCACAGAGAGGTAACTGACATGGACACGACCACCAACACCATCACCCTGACCATCCCCGCCGACGCTGCCCGTCTCGTTCGTTACGCGCTGCTGCGTCAGTACGGCTACATCTTCGAGAATCTTGGCAAGGAAGACGCATCGAAGAACAAGTCGCTTGAAGCACTCGACGCGCTTATCGACCAGATTGAAGAACTCGCCCGTTAATCATCTTCACCACAAACAGGAGAAACAACCATGTTTTACGCCATCTTCAACATGAACGACTTTAGCCGCGCTAGTGGCAAGTACCGCGACAAGTCAAACGCGCAGGCCGATTGTGAGCGAATGAATCTCTACGGCCGCATTTACCAAGTCGTCGAGGTAGACGCAACCGGGCATCCGTTCTAACCACCCCGTCTCTTTCCACAGAAATGATTGTCGCCGACTTTCGCGCTGCCCTCGCCCGTGCTGGACTTACACAGCGCGGTGCGGCTAGGGCGCTTGAAATTAACGAGCGTACTGTGCGCCGATACTGCGCCGGATACCCTGTGCCGCGTGTCGTTTGGTTAGCATTGGAGAGGCTTGCGCTCAAGCCGTGAGCGGTCTAGAGTCATGGTATCCTTCTGGGGGACGCTATGGCTTCTCACGAAAAAACCGCTGCGCTTTTTGTCGGAACCATGTTCCACAGCGCGACCATCACGCACCTTCAGCACCTTGCAACAAAGTCCTACGCTCAACATAAGGCTTTGCAAAAATACTATGAGGCAATTCCCGGCTTTGTAGACGCTTATGCAGAGGCGTTTCAAGGGCGCTACGGCATCATCACGGGTTACGATGTCGAGTTCCACAAGAACAGCAATCCGAAGGCGTATGTGAAGTCGCTGCTGACCTTCCTCGACGAAATTAAAGGCTCACTCCCGAAGGACAGCGACCTTGTTAACCTGTTTGACGCGGTTGTGGATGCCGTGACGAGCCTTAAGTACAAACTCGAAAACCTCGAATAATGGCGAAGAAAGCGGAACCGTCACGGGTTGCTGCCGCGCTGCAATACCTCCAGCAGATGCGCGACCGTGCCGCTGACTTCGGTGGCGGGGTGGTGGAGAACCTCGCAGACCGCGCCAGAAGCGTCGGAGGACTCGCATACGAGGCTCTGGCGACCGACCCCAACATGGGGCGCATGACGACGGCAGAGTACGCCCAAGCCGCCGACCGCCCAACCCCTCGCTTAGACCAAGCCGCCCAAGACCTCGGTACCATCGGCAAGGCAATCGTTACGCAGCCGGTTCAGACGGGCAAGGCTTTCGTGCAGGGCGAGGTTGAACGCGCACGGCAGGCAATGACCAGCCCCCGCGCTGCTGGTGAATACGCAGGGTCGATGGTTGACCCTATGCGGATAGCAGCCGCGCTACGCAAAACCGCCCCTATCGCTGAACTAGATGTTTACCACGGCACCCCGCATCGGTTCCCCGCGACGGAGGCTAACCCGCTAGGGGAGTTTGACGCTAGCAAGATTGGCACGGGCGAGGGGGCGCAGGCTTTCGGGCATGGAATTTACCTTGCCGAAAAACCAAATGTTGCTCAAGACTATCAATTTATGTTGAGCAAAATTGACCCAGAAACCGTTACTTATCAAGGCAAGCCTGTCCAAAAATGGTATGACATGGCGCAAGCCGAGCAAGACAGAGCGCATAGGTTAGGCGACCGTACTGCGATTGACCGCGCTAACGCAAAATTGGCGTATTGGGAAAATGTCATGACTCGCCGCCATCCAGAAGATGTAAAGCGCGTGGCAAACGACCCGGATGACGGGTGGCCTACCTTTGCAAACTATGCAAACTCTTTGGAAATGGAAAAATTTGGCGGGTTGAAAGAAGCAGGCTCCCTTTACAAAGCCGACCTCCCCGACGAGATGATAGACCGTATGCTCGATTGGGATAAGCCGTTGAGTGAGCAGCCGGAAAGTGTCCAGACAATTTTGAAAAATTTAGCCAAAAAAGACGCAGAAAAATACGGGGAAGGCGGTGGTCTTGATTACTACATGGGCGACCCAGATAGTTACGATGGTGAGAGCGTTTACCGTTATCTTGCTGAACAGCAAGACAGTCAAGTTAACACATCTGAATACTTTAAAAATCTAGGCATCCCCGGCATCAAGTATTTAGACGCAGGCAGTCGCGGCGGTGACTCTGCAACCGGAACGCGCAACTTCGTTGTGTTCCCCGGTGAGGAAAAGAAGGTACGCATATTGGAGCGTAAGTAAGTTAACCAAAGGCAACAGCGGCAAAGATAGTTTCATTAGATAAACAATCACGATATATTAACCACGGTATGCCAGCAGGTCGCCCCAAAGGAAGCCCTAACAAGTCAACCCAAGCAGCGAGGGAGGCCATCTCTCGTTTCGTAGACGGCAACGCAGACCGCTTGCAGGGCTGGCTCGACGAGATACACCAAGAGAAGGGCGCAGAGGCGGCGTTCAAGTGCTTCAGCGACTTGCTCGAATACCATGTGCCTAAACTCGCACGCCACGAACACAGCGGCCCTGACGGCAGCAAGATTGAGATTGAGGCGACTTGGGGCAAGCCCGAGTGAAGCAGCGGGTAGAACTCCCGTATCGCCCTAGACGGGCTTTCATGCCGTTCCACGACCGCACAAAGCGGTGGGCCTGCCTCGTCGCGCATCGGCGTGCTGGCAAGACTGTCGCAGCGGTTAACGACATCATCCGCGCAGCCTTCATGTACCGGGGGCCAAACGGCCTCTTTGGGTATGTCGCCCCCTACCAGAACCAAGCACGCCGCATTGCGTGGGACTACTTCAAGCACTACGCCCAGCCGCTCATCAGCGACACCAACGAGCAGATGATGACCATCACGCTCGTTAACAACACGAAGGTCAGCCTATTCGGCGCAGACAACGCAGACGCAATGCGCGGCCTCGGGTTCAGCGGCGTGTACATGGACGAATACGGCGACTTCAAGCCAAGCGTGTTTGGCAATGTCATCCGGCCTGCGCTCTCCGACAAACAAGGCTGGGCTGTGTTTGCCGGTACGCCGAAGGGCAAGAACCAATTCTGGGACATCTACGAGACAGCACGGCGCATCCCAGACGAGTGGTTTGTCCTGCGCCTGCCTGCTAGCGAATCAGGCCTGCTGCCCCAGAGTGAACTCAACGCAGCAAAGGCGCAGTTGTCGGAAGACCAGTACCTCCAAGAGTACGAGTGCAGTTTCGAGGCGGCTATCCTCGGCGCGTTCTTCGGCACAGAGATGCGACAGGCAGAGCCGCGTATTAACGAGCGTGTAGTCTTCGAGCCGGGGTATCCGGTACACACAGCATGGGACTTGGGCTACCGCGACGACACCGCGATATGGTGGTATCAGGTCGTGGGCGGCGAGGTGCGCGTTATCGACTTTTTCGCCGTCTCCGGTGCAGACATCCGCGCCATTGCAGAAGTGGTTGTAAACAAGGGTTATCAGTACGGCAAGCATCACCTGCCGCATGACGCACGCGCCAAGAGCCTACAGACGGGGCGCAGCATCGTAGAGCAGTTGGCTGACCACCTCGGCATCAACCATTTGTCCGTGGTGCCGAACATCGGCTTGCAGGACGGAATCCAAGCAATTCGCCAGATGTTGCCCCGAACTTGGTTCAATTCCGTAAAATGTGGCGACGGAATAGAGGCTTTACGCCAGTATCAACGAGAGTATGATGAGGACAAGAAAGCGTTCAGGGTATCACCCCGACACGATTGGACATCACACCCTGCCGACGCTTTCCGTATGTTAGCCGTTGCGTGGAGGGCTGAACCGTCCGCGCAGAGGCCGTTAGAGAGCAAGACCTTGATTGTTGGGCCACAGAATGAGGTCACGCTAAACGATATGTGGCAGGTTCACGAGCGTAGCGTCTCAAGGAGGGCGCGAATATGAGTGGCGTAAATCTTCCGTATCAATACCCCTACGAGACGGTTGCCGTTTCGCAGACCGAGCAGGTGCTTGGCACTAACGGCGCGGCAAACGATTACCTGCATCGCATCGTGGTGACGGTATCAACGGCGCTGACTTCAACCGTCAGCATCATCGACGGCAGCACGACCATCCTTTCCATCCCAGCGAGTACGGCTGTTGGCGTGTATGTCGTGGAACTTGGCCTCAACGCGGCTACCGGCCCGTGGAAGGTCACGACGGGTGCAGGCGCTGCTGTGCTGGCGGTTGGACTGTTTAGCAAATGAACCGTAAGCCCGGACTCTACGCCAACATTCTAGCGAAGCAGGAGCGTATCAAGGCTGGCTCCGGCGAGAGGATGCGTAAGCCCGGAGAGGCTGGTGCGCCGACCGCTAAGGCGTTCCGTGAGTCTGCCAAGACCGCTAAACCAGAGAAAAAGGGTTACTGATGAGCGCAGCGTGGCAGCGTAGTGAAGGCAAGAACCCGAAGGGCGGTTTGAACGCCAAGGGCCGCGCTTCCTACAAAGCCGAGACGGGCGGCACGCTCAAGCCCCCGGTGAAGGGCGGCGACAATCCTCGCCGCGCATCGTTTCTCGCACGCATGGGGAACATGGCTGGGCCGATGGAAAAGAACGGCAAGCCGACACGCCTTGCGCTTGCGCTGCGTGCTTGGGGTGCGTCGAGCAAGGAAGATGCGAAGGCAAAGGCCAGAGCCATCTCTGCGCGAAACAAGAAGGACTAACAGATGGACGAGACCGTTAGCCGAGAACTTGAGAAGTACCTGCGGGTCATCGGCACCTACGAGAACGAGTTTGCCAAGTGGCAGGCTCGGGTGAAGAAACTCGTCAAGCGTTACCGCGACGACACCAGAGGCTCGGGCGGCAACGAAACCGCACGGTTCAACATCCTTTGGAGCAATGTTCAGACGCTCATCCCTGCCGTCTACGCCAAACTGCCGAAGGCTGATGTACAGCGCCGTTTCGGTGACAACGACCCCGTTGGGCGTGTCGCTGCACGGTTGGTCGAACGCGCCATCGACTTTGAGATTGAGCATTACCCCGACTTCCGCTCGACCATGAAATACGATGTCGAGGACAGGTTCCTCGGCGGTCGCGGCACGGCATGGGTGCGGTACGAGCCTCATGTTGCCCCCATTGGCGTAGAGGACGATGGTGTATCCATCACTTCTGCCATCGAACAGGGGGAGGGCGCACCGCCGCCGCTTGAAGAGATTGAATACGAACGCGCCCCGGTCGATTATGTCCATTGGAAGGACTTTGGACACTCACAGGGCCGCACTTGGGAAGAGGTGGGGCAGGTATGGCGCTGGGTCTACATGACCCGTGAGGCGCTTGTAGAGCGTTTCGGCGAGGAAATGGCGCGTCAGATACCGACCGACCAAGGCCCGGAGACGCTCAACGCCTACCGCGACAGCAAGCGTCAGTACAACCTCGCCAAAATCTGCGAACTCTGGGACAAGGAGACGCTGAAGGTCTACTGGTTGTCAAAGGGTATGTCGCACTTCATTGATGTGCGTGACGACCCGCTCAACTTCGAGGGGTTTTTCCCCTGCCCGAAGCCGCTCTACGCCACGACGACCTCGGACAACCTTGTGCCTGTCCCCGACTTCGTGCTGTACCAAGACCAAGCGATGGAGTTGGACATCCTCTCCGACCGCATTGATGGTTTGGTCAAGGCGCTGCGTGTGCGCGGCGTGTACGATGCCAGCCAACCGGCGTTGCAGCGTCTGATGACCGAGGGCGACAACAATGCCCTCATCCCGGTGGACAAATGGGCGGCGTTTAGCGAGAAGGGCGGCTTGAAGGGCAGCGTTGACCTGCTGCCGCTCGACACCATCGCGCAGGCGCTCATCCAATGCTATCAGGCACGCGCTGACATCAAGGGTCAGATATACGAAATCACGGGTATCAGCGACATCATCCGTGGTCAATCTGCGGCTTCAGAAACGGCAACGGCGCAGCAAATCAAGGGTCAATACGCTGGCCTGCGCCTGCGGTCGATGCAGGAAGATGTGGCACTCTTTGCAACCGAGGTCATCAGGCTCAAGGCGCAGGTGATGTGTATGCGGTACCAGCCGCAGACCATCCTCGCTTACTCTGCCGCAGAGCAGATGTCGGACGCTGACAAGGCGCTCATCCCGCAGGCGTTGCAACTCATCCGCGACAAGCCGCTGCGTAACTTCCGCATCGACATCGCCGCTGACAGCCTTGTGCAGATTGATGAGGTGCAAGAGAAGCAGGACAGGCTCCAGTTCCTGCAAGCCTTCGGCGGTTTCTTGCAGCAGGCGCTGCCGGTCGGCCAAGCCTCGCCGGAACTTGTCCCGGTGATGATGGACTTGCTCAAGTACGGCGTGCAGGCGTTCAAGGCGGCGCGTCCGCTTGAGGGTACGATTGACGCTGCAACGGAGCAGTTGAAGCAGATGGCAGCGCAGCCCCGTGAGAACCCCGCCGCGCAACAGGCGCAGATGGAGGCGCAGGCTGAACAGGCCAAGTCGCAGATGCTCATGCAGATTGAGCAAGCCAAGTTGCAGCAATCGGCGCAGGTCGAGGCGCTCAAGGCGCAGAATGACCAGCAACTGGAGCAGATGAAGCAGCAGTTTGAGGCGCAACTTGCACAGCAGAAAATCGCCGCAGAGCAGCAGATGGCGAAGTACAAAGCCGACTTGGACGCTGCCACAAAGGTCATGGTCGCCCGTATCTCGGCTAACCCCGGCCTCGACATCCCCGCTCTGGAGCAGCAGCAAACCGTCACCGAGCGCGTCATGCAGGATATGGGCGGCGAGGTGAGGCAGGCGATGCAGAACCTCGTGGCGCTCTACGGTCAGATGGCATCGTCCAACGACGAGAACATGAAGGGCGTGCGTACTGCCCTTGCCACGCTGACGGCTCCCAAGCGCATCGTGCGTGGGCCTGATGGTCGTGCGGTGGGCGTGGAGGCGGTACAGCAAGCCCTTGAACTGGAGCCGCGACTGCAATGATTACGACGACCAAGGGGATGATGGACGAAGCCCTGCTGGATAAGCGCGAGGGCGAGGTCGATAACGACCACGAACATACCCGTTGGGTGGAATATTGGCATGAGGGCGAGTTGGTGCATCGGTCTGTCCATGTTCACCTGAAGGAAGCCCCGCCCCTCTTTGGCGAACTGGAGAAATTCTGATGGCTAACACGCAGGCAATGTGTACCTCGTTTAAAGTGGAAATCCTCGGCGGCGTACACGCCATTGGCACCCCGCCCACCCGTGGCTCAACCGCGAAGGACACCTTCAAGGCTGCGCTCTACGAGGCCACGGCTACCGTCAACGCTGCCACGACCGCCTATAACGCCTCTGGAGAGGTGTCGGGCGCGGGATATAGCGCAGGCGGCATCACCGTCTCCAACGCCACAGCGCCTACCTCAACGGGAACCACGGCGTATTGGACACCCTCTGCCTCGCTGACCTATACCGGGGTGACCCTGACCACGGCGTTTGACGCTGTGTTGATGTACAACAGCACGCAGGCCGACAAAGCGGTAGCGGTCTACACCTTCGGGTCGCAGACGGTAACGGCGGGTAACTTCATCCTCACGATGCCGACCAACGATGCGTCAACCGCGCTTCTGCGGATTGCGTGATGAGTCGTGGCAAAAGGGCCGTGGAATACAGGTACATGGGATGACGCGCAATGGGACAGCCTCCCGGTTACCAGCGTCACCGGAACAGGCGGCGTCGGTAGCCTCGGCACCCAGCAAAGCGTCACGCTCACGGGCAACGCTGCAACGGGCGAGACGGGAAGCGTCGGAGCAAGCCTTGAGACGGGCCTTACGGGTGTCAGCGCCGTTGGAGTCGTTGGAGATGAAACCGATTCGGTCGAGGTTGCCCTTTCCGGTGTGGGAGCATCTGGTCAAACAGGTGTTGTTAACCTTCAAGGAGAGGCTGCACTTGCCGGTGTGGAAGCGACCGGAGCAACCGGCACCCTCACCGCCTCCATCCAGCCCATCATCGTCATCAGCGATTCCCACGAAGGCGATAAAAAGCGCAAGAAGCGGTGGGAAGAAGAGCAAGAAAAACGCGAGAGGCGCAAGCAAGAGTTAATCTCGGTTTACGAACAACTGCTTGAGGCACGCCCAGAGATTGCCGAAACGATTGTAGAGCCGCATATAACTGTTAACATTGCACAACCAACAATTAACTGGGACTCCCTGTTAACTGACATTGATAGGGTTGAGCGATTGATGCGAGAGCATCAGGAAATGGACGACGAAGAAGTATTGTTGCTGCTATGAAACGAACTTATGTAATGGTTGACGGTGAGTTTGTCGAGCGCAAGCGTGACGCAAGCGGTCGGCATCACTACATCATGCCGGACATTGCGCCGTACAAGTCGATGATTGACGGGCGCATGATTACCTCCCGTTCGCAGCATCGTCTGCACCTCAAGGCTCACGGCTGCGTCGAGGTTGGTAACGAAGACCCGACAAAGTTCGTCAGCAAGCAAAAACCCAAGAACAGTCGAGTGGATGTGCTGCGTCACCAGTTGTCGAGCATGACCCACTCGGATGCCAACAAGTTGTTGTCGCGGTTGCGCGATGAAATCCGATTTACCCACGACCCCCACAGGAGACGGTAATGGAACAGGCCCCACAGGCAGAGACGCTCGACCGCAAGGAGTTGCTTGAACAGCAGTTTGAGCAGAGCGAGGAAACCCCTTCACAGGGGCGGGACGAGCAAGGCCGCTTTGCGGAGGTTCAAGAGCAACCCGCAGAAGCCGCCGAAGAACCCCTGTGGCGCAAGCCGCCTGCTTCGTGGAAGAAGGAATATCACGAACATTGGGCAAAGGCTGACCCCAAGATTCAAGAATACGCTTGGCAACGCGAAGAACAGATGAAGCGCGGCGTAGAGCCGTTGCTCTCCAAGGCGCAGTTTGCCGATGCGATGAATCAGGCGCTGGAGCCGTACCTGCCGACCATTCAGGGGCTGGGCTTGAAGCCAGAGCAGGCGGTTGCCGCTCTCGCGCAGGCCGATTACACGCTGCGTAATAGCCCCCCGGCGCAGAAGATGCAGTACCTAACGCAATTGGCTGCGTCATACGGCATCAACCTTAACCAAGTCATGCAGGGTGGTCAGCAGACCGCCCAACCCTCCGTTGACCCGATGGTGTATCAGTTGCAAAACGAACTGAACACCGTCCGTGGCGAGGTCATGGGGTGGAAGCAACAGCAGGAGATGGCTGAAAACCAGACCCTGCTAAACGAAATCAACAGTTTCTCGATGACGGCTGAACACTTTGAGGAAGCGCGTCCGACGATGATTCAGTTGCTCCAATCTGGGGTGGCTGAAACGCTGGACGATGCTTACGAAAAGGCAATTAGGCTTGATTCGGATTTGTTTGACAAAGTGCAATCGGCCCGACAGGCAGAGGTTTCACAGCGTCAGGCAACAGAGAAGAACCGTGCGGTGAAAATTGCACGGGCTGCTGCGGTCAGCGTCAGAGGTTCCACACCCGGAACTAACACGGCTCCCAAGGCGCATAGTCGCCGCGCAATGTTGGAGGAAGCGTTTGAAGAATCCAACTCGCGGTTGTAACCAACTGATATAGGAGCATTGAAATGGCTTACGCCAATTCCAGTATCAGCGATATCATCGCCACAAATATCCAATCCCGTAGCGGTGAACTCGCGGACAATGTCACGAACAACAATGCGTTGCTTCGTCGTTTGAAAGAGCGTGGGAATGTGAAAACATTCTCGGGTGGTAATGTGATTTTGCAAGAAATCATGTACAACGATGCGACCACGAACAACACCAATTCGTACTCCGGGTACGAGGTGTTGAATGTCGGTCAAAACTCGCCCATCTCGGCGGCGCAGTTCAGCATCACGCAGTATGCGTCTGCTGTGTCCATCTCGGGTCTGGAGATGATTCAGAACTCGGGTAAGGAAGCCATCATCGACCTGCTTGACGGTCGTATGGAGGTTGCCGAGGCGCAACTGGCGAACCGCATCAGCGGTGACCTGTACGGTGACGGAACCGGCAACGCGGGTAAGAACCTCACGGGTCTTGCTGCTGCTGTGCCGGATAGCCCGTCCACCGGCACTTATGGCGGCATCAACCGTCAGGTGTGGTCGTTCTGGCGTTCGGTGGCCTTCTCGGCTACGGGCGACGGCACGGGCGCTGTCACCAGCAGCAACATCCAAGGCTACATGGATTCGGTTGCGGTGCAGTTGATTCGTGGTACGGACAAGCCCGACCTCATCGTTGCGGACTCCAACTACTACAAGTTCTACCTCCAGAGCCTGCAAGCCATCCAGCGTATTACCGACAGCGGTAGTGGCACGGCTGGCGCTGGCTTCGCCTCGCTGAAGTATTTCGGCGCTGGCATGGCCTCGGATGTGGTGCTTGATGGTGGTATTGGTTCGTCGTCGTATAACGGCGGCGTGGGCAATGCCAACCACATGTGGTTCCTCAACACCAAGTACCTGATGTTCCGCCCCCACAAGGACAGAAACTTTGTCCCGATTGGCGGCGACCGTCAGGCTGTCAACCAAGACGCTAAACCTACGATTCACTAATGGCGTCTATAAACCCTCTCTGATTGACTTGGAAACCCGGAAGCGGGCAACAGGGGCCAAGCGAAAGCAGGCTGAACGACTAAGTGAGAGGGGGCGAACGAAAAAGGTTCGCCATGCGATAGTCTGAACTGCGGTATAACCAAAGAAGCCGCAGAGGGTGACCCGAAGAGGTTGCCCCGCCATCCGAAAGGGTGGTCAGTAGCCGAAAGGCGAAGTAACAGAATGATTGTGAAACTGATTGGCTGGGCGGGTAACCTTACCTCGTCCGGTCCGCAGTTCTGCGGCGTGTTGATTAACTGATAGGGGATACGAAAATGACTGTTATTGTTAACGGGTTTGCGTACCCTGCTCTCGGTAATACCGACTCGACCCCTGCCATTAATCCCGGCACGGTCGTGACGCTCGATGATGGTGGTTTGGCGGTGTATGTGCAGGCGGCTTCGGCTATCTCGCAGTACAACGCTGTTTGCATCCCTGCGACCAATGTCGTAACCAACGCGACGACGGCGCGTGTTGCTGATACCAAGCGTATCGGCTTCGCGCAGGTGTCGATTGCGTCCGGCTACTACGGCTGGGTGCAGTTGGGCGGCAAGGTGCGGGTGAATGTGTCGGCTTCCTGCCTCCCGGCGGTTGCCCTCTACACCACCAGCACCGAAGGCCGGTTGGATGATGCCACCGTGTCGGGCGCTCTGGTCGCTGGCGTGGTCACGGAAGTGACCGCCTCGGCTACTTCGGCTATGACTGCGGTTGCAGCGTTCACCATGGTTATCCCGGTTCCGTCTAACGCGACCCCGTAACCATGCAAAAACTGGAACTCACGGTGCAGGCGGCTGGCAAACCGGAGGAACTCTGTTCCAACATTCGCTCGTCGCTTGCCCGTGGGTTGCCAGAGTTGG